CCTTTTCATTATCAATAGAGTCTATCCGTTTTACTGATTCAGATAGAGTTTTTAATTCTTCAATTAAGTCTATCCATCCATCAGTCTCGACTAGATTTATTCTATTGTCATAAAATTCTTTATCGTCCGTTACCACGATTTATCCTTGCAACCTTTCCTTAGCTGTTGCTATATTTAAGAGAGTTTCAGATTTGAGATGTTCTATCTCTGGAATATTTCTCATAGTTTCACTGTGAGTATTCTCTGTATCCGCTCTCAATTTATCAATCTGTGCTAAATCTTTCTGTAGTTTAAGGAACTTCTCTTGAATCTTCAATTCATTTGGCTGTGCTGCTCCTGCTTCTGCTGCGTTCTTCATAGCTTTAGTCTGCTCTTCTTGAGCTTCTGCCATAGTCTTCTGAATATCAGCTTGAACTAACTGTAATTGGAGTTCTTTAGCCATCTGTTCCATCTGCTGTTGCTGAGGATCTGGTTGCATACCTTGCATAAGAGCTTGTACTACTTGTTCTCTGTTGTGCATACTAGAGTTCTGGAATATAGATAATAGTATTACATTGAAAGCAGGTGAATCCTTTGGAAGTGCTTGTAATAAACTGACCATCTGTTGAGCTTCCAGCTCTTTAGCCATAATTCCCATAGTGGAATAAGGTATAAACTTATAATCCGCAACAGGATATCTCTCTACATCAAACTGTACCTTCCTCCAGAGACACTTATTAATCATAGGGATTAAGAATGTATTCTGGAAATTCATCAATGTACGCTTCTGTCTTTTTATAGCAGCACTCTGTTGCATAGACATACCAGCAGATGTAGCCCTCTCTGGACTCACTCCTGTTTCTGCCGAACCAGTACCCATCTGTATCATACTCTGTAGAGATTGTACTTGAGTATAAGTATTTGAGTCGGTGCTACCTAAAGATAATGGCATTATTGCTTGTCTTGGGTCGCCATTAGTAAGTATAGTTTTTCCGGGACGAACTTCTAGCTTGACTCCACGCGGCATACGAGTCGCATCGGCAGCCATCATTGGAGTAGTAGTTAGGGCTAGAGAGTCTATTCTAGCTCTCATCTCTGCATCTAATGCTTTCTGTGGATTAAAGCCTTTCTCGCAGACCCCTCTACCCCAAAACTTATTAGGAACTATATCGTGCTGGTAAGATACAAAAGGTCTATCTACCATCATAAATGGATTCTCTTCTGCCCTTAATATATGATTATCATTAGCTATTGTAACTACTGCTTCAACTAATTCATCTTCATCATACTCAAAATCATCTATATCTTCATTCTCTGATAAGAATCTAGCGGGTACTTTACCCCAGTATTCAGTAATTTTAATTTGGTCTGAGGCATCTGCTCTAGAAGATTCAGGGTCAAAACCCTTAAATCTCTCCGTATTATAACTACCTTCTATAGCTATATCTCTATATATACCATTTTCGATACCTTCTATAATACTATGTCTAGGCTTAATAACTTCGTGAGCGACACCTAATGCTTCATTTATGCTTGTAGCAGAAGGGTCTATAAGAAATTCTTTAGGACTTATAGCCTCTACTCTGACATCTATAACTGTATCTTCTTGTAAAGTTCGCTGTGTCGTGAGTGTTCCTTCTATAGGAACTTCTACTGGATGTTTCCAAATTCTCTCTTCTACAGATATTTTTCCTACCCCTGTACCATACACTGCACCATTAAGGAAGACCTCACATAAGGCATCCTTCGCACCCGTCTCTTCTAAATCTTCTTGTAAGAGGTTACGGACATACTCTGCATCCTGCGGATTCTGGTCTAACATATCATCCTTGATATCGAACCACTTACCTCGTCCAAATGTAGCCTCTTCAATCTCTGCTACTGAAGATTCCACTGCTTGTTGTAATGCAGGTGATATTAATCTAGATTTCTCTGATTGTCTAGTCTTATCGCTAGCTTGCCAAATACCTCTCCATAAGCGATAGTATTCATCCCAAGAATCTAGATAATTAGAATCTCTGTGATTTCTCCATTCATCTAAACGAGAGCCTAACCATCCAGCTAGACCTTGAAACTTAGTTTCTGTATCCATTAGTATCCTGCGATTTCATCATAAGGTTTCCATTCTTCTTGTAATTCTATTGTGTGCATAAAGTCCGCTACTGAAACTTGGTCTATATAAGCGAGAGCATCGATAATGTCATCGTGACTCTGCTTACTAGGGAAGTCCATAAGTTGACTCTCTAGTTCACCATTCCACTTAGGGTCTCTATTAAAAGTAATCTTTCCGTGCTCCATTCGACCTTGTAGAGCCCAAGTAATTCTATCTGCTTTCTTCTTACCACCGTGGGTTACATCTGTAATCACAACCCATCTACCTTGTATTCTCATCTCATCTTCGAGATAAGGGAGTATGGCATTCTTTAATGCACCTGATTCAATTCCTACAATAGTTGCTTCATTTTCGATAGAAGCTTGTAATATTTTTGTAGCAGTTTTTTTAATATTCCATCTACCGTGGAGTATATCTTTAACCCACCACTTATCACCTGAGATTTTAACGATTGCAATAGCGGTTTCATCTAATTTACTACCTTTGAGACCACGTTCTTTCTCAACTTGTTCAAATCCCGCAGGGTCAACTGCAATAACATAGTTACCTTCTTCAGGTTCATCTTCATCATACTTAATCCATTCATTTTTAAATATACCACCTGTAAAACTTACAAAACTAGCTTCAAACTCTTGCTTGAATGCTTGGGTAGACATAGTCCTTTTAGCGACTTCTACCTCTTTAGGGTCGATTAGAGGGTTATCTACAGTAGTATACTGAAATGTCTCCCAATCGTCATCCTTTTCAGCCTCTAAGAATAAATCATAGAAGTGATTCTTCCCGGCAGGAGTCCCAATGAAGAGTGCCCCACCTTTTACGTCCGAAAGTGTGGGCCTTATTATCTGTTCCCATACTTCAACCTTCATAGAGGCATATTCATCTAATACTACATAGGATAAACCTACGCCCCTCAGAGTATCTGGTCTATCTGAACCCTTTAAGCTAATTCTTCTACCATTAACTAACTTCATAGTAGCTGTATTTTCGTGGGTTGTCTCTATCAGCTCAGTACCATCTAAGAGTTCCTTGAGCATATTCCACATAATATCTTTAGCTTGTTGAAAAGTAGGACCTATATAGAATACATCCTTATCCTTCGATTGTAGTGCATTGATTATTAATATCCAAGCAGCTAAACGAGACTTACCGAAGCGTCTCCCCGCAGATACTACCTTAAATCTAGCCTCGCTATTAAATATCTCTAGTTGGGCTGGATGTAATTCCACATCTAGCTCTCTACTCATTTAGTTCTACTACCTTTTTATCTATATCAGCATCATCTATTATGACACCTTCATCATATTCAAGTGGTTTCTGTTCCTCAGCCTCAATGACCTTAGCCTGAAGACCACCTACGTTGATGATGACATTACCTTTATCGTTACCTGCCCTAAGTTCTACTGCTTTATGTGTAGGTAAGATTCTATCCATACACATTTTTAGACAAGTCCTATCGCCTTCCAACGCCATCTCTATGACTTTCTCTACTATCTCTGGTCCTTTAGTAGACATTAGCTCTCTACTTAAGGCAGTATACTTATTGACACTACCTTTAGGTCTACCTTTAGGATTTAAGACAACTCCTTTCTTTAATATAGGATTGCCTTTATTTAATCTTCTCTTGTCATCTGGTCTCATATCTTAAGTTCCTCACGTTTGTCCTATCTTTTATGTGACGTTTACTTAAGACTTTTCTAGCGATTAATAACTATAATGATTATTTCGTTAGAAGGAGCTTTAGTTAAGAGGTTAGATTAAAGAGTTGTCTGAGATAGGCTCTTCAGGGTGATAATTTAGTAGTGTTCTTAAAAACTCTACCTTATACCATTATTATACCATATTTTACATCAAAAGTCAATAGTAAGTGTAAAATAAAGATATACTTAAGTGTTTTCCCCGCACATTTAGTTATAAATTAACTATTCACCCCGAGATATTAGTTAATATAGTTAATAAATACTAGTATCCTCCCCTAGATTGCCAAATTCCCTCCCATCTGTGAGTGATACACAATTTAAACTCTTAGAACAAGAATGAGCCTCCCCCACGTGCTTGTTGTATATATACTACAAATGTTGCACTTAAGCTACAGATCTGGGGAGAATACAACAAATGTCACATAAATACAACAGTGTCACATAAATACTACAAATGTTACATAAAAGATACAATGCTTAGTCCCGGCTTAGTCCCTAATGGTGCACAAATGCTATACTACATAAGAATATCAAAAGAAAAAGGGGCGTGATTGTGGTATTTTAACTACAAGTGTAACATAAATACAACAAATGATATATATCTGTAGATAGATACAACATACCCTCTGACAGTCCCAAATGCGGCCATACGGACATTATTATTATTATGTAGTAGGTAGGTATCATTTGAGGTTTTTTGTCCGTTTAGAGCTAAATTTATCTATTAAGAACTAAAACCAATTATTATTAGAAACTGATACTATCATAAGGCTTTTAATCAATAATTGAAATTTGACTATCTATTGTAGCTATTAAGACATATATATAAAAACTTGCCAAGATCATTAATAACTGTTATACTTGCAATCGCAATAATGCAAATAATATAAGGTAAACAAATGAGTATTAAAAAAACAATGCAATCACATAATGATAAAGTCAAAAAAGCATATAAATGTAATGATGTTGGGGCTTTTATGGAATATGTTTTTAATCACGTTGATATAGATAGTCACACATTAGAGATATCAAGCAATGAGACTTTAAGTGGTCACGCTGAAATAATTGACATAGATATGTCTATACTAAAAGGGGGATATTATAATGCAACATTTTAAAATACCACTGTTAAACACTCATAAAAATAGATTGACTAATGGCAATATAAAAGTCAAGTCATATATGTTTAGTTTACCGCCTATAAAAAGTTGTCTAAATTGCGATAGTTGTCAATCAAAATGT